GTAGATCCAGTTGTTCCGCTTTCCAATACGAATGACCCGCTGTCCCTGGGTATAGGGCATGTACGAGATCGGATCGTGTTCGGGCAGTTCGGACTGCTTGACGTCAATCGAGATATTGTTTGACGGTCCAATCTCCATGAAGGAATAGTCATTATGATTAAACGATACGTTACCGTGATAACGACCATCCCGGTCTCTCGTATCATAAAACGCAGCAAGCCCGTCGAACATCAGCCCTGCGAATTCACCAGTATAGATATACTCAGGATGCGCATACGGGTCAGCGTGTATACTAGCCATACTATATAGTTTGCCGACTACAAGCGAACCGATTGGCGTAGTAACCCCCATTTACTTATGCCTGCGACGAGTTTTACGCGCTCTACGCTTGGATTTCTTGGTACGACGGCGACGACCACCGTCGGGTAGAATGTTAAGTGTACCGTACTCAATCGTATTTTCATCTATCGGTTGAGAGCCTACCAGCGGATTTGACTTGAATCCCTTCTTGTCCCAGTATTGTTCAATATCGGCCCTGTCGTAAATCCAGTTGTTCCTCTTTCCAATACGAATGACCCGCTGTCCCTGGGTATAGGGCATGTACAAGATCGGATCGTGTTCGGGTAGTTCGGACTGCTTGACGTCAATTGAGACATCCTTCATCGGCCCGGCAATCTCAAAGAAGCTATAGTAATCATCATCAAACACCATGGCACCTTGATCATGACCGTAGATGTCAATTAGATCATGAATCCTAGCACGCTTCCCAGACATCCCTACAAATTTGCCAGTATAGGGTGCATGCGGATCATCTCCAATCTCGCCCGGTTCGGTTATACACCATATTTTGTATAGTTTACCGACGACAAGCGAACCGATTGGCACACCACCCTCCATTACTTACGGCTGCGACGAGTTTTACGAGTCTTGCGGCGACGACGTCCACCCGTAGGCGGAAGTCTGTACGTATTCCGCCCCCGCAATGCCTCTACTGCATTCATTCCAGTTCCCGCTGCGTTGGAGTGGCCTTTCAGGTATGCCCTGACCCTAGGATTCAACCCCATGATGTCCTCGACTGACTGATCGCCAGTTGGCGAACCCAAACTAACCCACCTCTCCCACTCCGTCGGATCACCGTGTTGAAGGACATCTGCAGGCCAACCCTTCTTGTTCCAACTGAACCCTTTGGCTTCCTGCGTCTTCCTCAGTTCCTCCTCAAACCTGAGGGTCTTGAACCGCTGGCGTGCGTCCATGGCCCTGGCCTCATCCAGGGTAATCTTCGGAAGTTTGTATTCGTGGGCCATTTACTTATGACGCCGAAGAGTTTTTCGCGCGCGACGCTTCGGCGCGCAATCGTAGAACACCCCCTTGCGAGTCTTACGGAAGTTATAGACCTCGTACCCAGGGTAGCATGTCTTCTTGGCTTCTTTCTTGGTCTGTGGCCGAGCGCGAAGACCTCCCCCCGTGCGAGTGGTGCGCTCCATGTATATCCTGACATCATCCTTCAACCCCACGAGTTCACGCAGTGGCGTCGGGTCATCTTCACCAGGGCTGCCCAAAAGCTTCCACTTCTCAGGGTTCTGTTCACGAAGGACATCACCAGCAGGCTTGTTCCAGCTATAGCCCTTCCCTTCATTTATCTTTCTTAGGGCGTCGTGCTTTGCGAGAGCTCTGAGCATCTCGGGTTTTGTCATGCGTTTGGCGTCATCCAGAGTAATCTTCGGAAGCGCATATGTAGACATTTACTAGACGCTGCGAATAAATTCCCAGTGAAGGTAAGAACATATTTTTTCCCATATCGAGTCATGCGCGATTAACCGGTCACGGGATTTCAACAATGGAAAGAACACCTTGTACTCATCCAAATCCAACAACTCAAAGAACTTGTAGAGAATGTAGGAATAACTTAAAAAGTTCGTGCGGTCGTTGGGGCAATATAGCAGGAATGGCGCTTGGATCTCTTGGAACATTGCACGGACCTTTTCCTCTATTTCAGGGGTGATGGTCGGGGGCGGATTGCCGTTTAACCGCGAGAGAATGTGAGCACGATGCTCGTAATACTTGGACCGCCCCAGCTTCTTCAGGATCTGTCGCGTATCTTCCTCTGACAAGTCAGCGATATTGTCAATGCGCCTCTTCTTGATCTCAAGAATGACCTCATTCATAACCTCCTCGGGAATGATCGTGCTCTCCTTTGCCTGAAACTGGTTCAGGATTTCATTCAGGTGGTTGATCTTCTTGTACGCATAGTTGTTCCGTTCCTTCGGGGGATCACGGAAGCTGGGAAAGTCTGAGACAACTAACGCATACTCCTCGGATCCACATGACGGGCAAACTAAAATACCTTCAGAACTGATCTCTTCACGGGCTACGTTACAAGCAGAACAATGTTCAGTCAGCATCTGGGTCGCTTCCGGACCGTTGCTCAACTTCATACGAGACACGTACTCGTCAAAGATCTGCTTCTTAGACAACCCAGTATCCGCAGCGGGCGCATTCGCGACAAAGAACTTCAAGAATGTATTGGCATCTTTAGGCAGAGGAGCAGGAGCATTTGCAGGGCTTGCTGTCTCCTTCCCGTAGTAATCGAGTAAGATATCCATGTTTTTCATGTAGTAATCCTCAACGGGATTGACTTTAGACAGTTCCTGTTCTATCTCGCGAATTTGAGAATCCACTTGCGAACATTTCACGATTTCCGTTAACTCCGTCGAGTTGCTCAGCACTTCCCGTTGACTTCGGAGTTCTGCTAATTTTGTTTGGAGTTCAGTCTGCTTACCACCCGAATCACGTAACGATTGGATCTGATCCTGATGAACCGAGTCCAGCGTCCCCATCGACGATCCGCTCGCCCCCGGATCCCTCGTCTTGCGGATTCTGAACACATCCATTTGTAAACTCTTTAGTTTGCTTCCTGAAGACCGGATTTGTGAACATGCATGGGCGATTCCTCTTCAGCGTTGCAAGCATAAGGTCATACGGAAGACCATACTTCTGAACGACGTAGGTCAGGGTCAAGAAGGCCGAACGGTTAATTCCACATTGACAGTGGACGAATACTGTTCCCTCTCCATCGCGCAAAAAGGCTGACAATGTCTCTTCGAATGCAGGATACCAGTCCAAAATATTCACATCAACCGCGTCCAACGCATTCAAGCATGCATAACGAGTAGGGCACACTTTCCGGAACCAGGCAGGAGAATGTTCGGGAAAGGCGCAGTTAATCACGTGTGTAATGTTATGTTTGCGTAAAAAAGAAGGTGTGAGCATCTCCCCAGCACCGACAAGAATACGTGAGTAGAACCACGCGGGGGGCTCGCTCAAATATCTTGGTCGAAGGAACTGCATGTTGTTATTCTAGGGCGACATCTGTTTAACCGAAACGATCCCGCAGCTCAGAATACGTCATCGGCGTGTTCTTGTGACGCTCCAATGCCTTGATCTGGTCTTGAAGATCCATGTCCTTAGGAAGTGCGAGAAACTCCTTGCGATCCATCTCTGCGAGTCTCCGTTCCAGCTGCTCAACGCGCAGTTCCAAGGACCTGATCTGGTTTGCCATAAGGCGGAATGTATTAGCAATGACAGTGTCCATGTTGTTGAGACCTGCTAAATTGCTACTTTAATATCTGTTTTACCACGATGTCTCCTTCTCATACCGCCTCTGGTCGAGATCGGACTCAACGGGGGTTTCCGGCTTTGCTGGATCCCCCGGGACCTTGAACTCCAGGTAGATGTTCACATTGTCACCGTGCACTCCATAGTACGCGACAACATTTGACCCACAGACCTTCGCAAGTTTCTCAAGCACGTCATACTCGTTGATGATGTCCTCCACGTTATACGTAACCGTACCATGCGTGTGCATGAAGTTGATCTGATGTAGCATGAAACGAGCCGGACGCCGGTCGTAGATCGCCTCCCAGAACCGATCCTTTAGATTGGCTCCACGGGCAGCCGAGATCAGCATCCCCAACAGGCTATCGGCATACTTCGTGTCATTTTGCTTGCGGGTATTTGCAGCGCTGATGATGTTCGCAACGTCGGCGCTGGAAAGGATTGTAGTCTCAATCATTTG